GTCGTCGACCAGCTCGCACCGAAGGACGTCAAGCCTGACAATTCGCTGATCGTCGCGAAGCAGCTCCTAGCCTTGATGGAGATGCAGGCGTGATGTAGCATCCGGTTATTGCCGGGCTGTGGAGCCACGTTCGGTTAGGTGTGCGGAGCCGCTACCAGTCAACCTGCGATCCAGTCATCTAATCTGAGAGGCATCACAATGGACGTTCTGAAAGCCCAGTACGAAGCACGGGCGAAGGATCTCGAAGCCGCGAAGGCTATCGTTGATCTTTGCGCTCGTGAGGATCGCGCGATGACCGTTGATGAGCGGATCGCGTTTGATCGTGCGAATGAGGAGTTTTCTCGCCGCACGAAAATGATTGATGAGATTAAGGCAATGTCGGCCCATGAGGCTGAGGTTCGTGCAGCGCAGGCGGGGCACGAGGATGAGGTTCGCCCGGTAATCCAGGTTGCTGCCCCGTCGAATGATGTGGAGACGATTCGGAGCCTTGCGCGTGGCGAGATCCGTTCGGCTGAGTTCGCTGCTGAGCGCCGCGATATTCTGAAGTCAAGCACTGGCTCACCGGTGCCGACATCGTTCTACGATCAGGTGATCATGCTGGCGCGTGCTGTCGGCCCGATGCTCTCCGTTGGTACGACGCTCAACACTGCCAGTGGCGAGAATCTCCAGATTCCTCGGCTCACTACCTACAGCACCGGCACCGTCAATTCTGAGGCTGCCACGCTCGGCGAGTCTGATCCTGCATTCAGTGCGTTCATCACGCTCGGAGCGTTCAAGTACGGGTTCCTCACTCAGGTTTCCCGTGAGCTTCTTGAGGATTCAGGCGTCAACGTGCTTGATCTCCTCGCGATGAACTGCGGGAACGCTCTCGGCTTCGCCGTGAATACCGCTCTCACGACCGGCACCGGGACGAATGAGCCGACGGGCGTGATCACTGCGGCAGGCTCTGGCGTCACTGGTGGCACTGGAGTCTCGGGCGCGTTCACGTATGCGAATCTGGTCAGCCTGTACTACTCGCTCGATCCGGCCGCTCGCGCTCTCCCTGGCACCGGGTTCATGGCCAAGGGTTCGAGCATCGCTGCAATGCGTACCCTTCAGGACGGGAACGGGAGCTTCGTGTTCCAGCCGTCAATGTCGGACGCTACGCCTGATCGGGTGCTTGGCGTCCCGCTGTACGAGAATCCGGCAATGGCTGCGGCTGCGACGTCCGCGAAGTCTGTCATCGCCGGTCACTTCCCGTCGTACTACGTCCGCACCGTCGGCGGTATCCGTCTGGATCGCTCAGACGATTTCGCCTTCAGCTCGGATCTCGTGACCTTCCGCTGCACGTTCCGTGTCGACGGAAACCTCCCGCAGTCCTCGCATATCAAGTACTTCGTCGGGGCTGCTTCCTAGCAATACACTCTCTGCCCCTAGTCGGGGCGCTGTATTTATCGCAGGGTGCAGCGCCCCGATTAGGTCAACCTGCGAAAGGATCCTGCGATGTCCAACAAACGCAAGCCAAGCAAGCCGCCGTTGAAGAAGCGAACTGAAGCCAGGGCAATTCTCTGGAATTCCAATTCCCCGTGGGCGAGAACCGGATACGGGGCACAGACGGCGCAGGCGATCACGCGCCTTCAAGCAGCAGGCCATAAGGTCGCTGTCTCATCGAATTACGGATTAGAGGGAACGACGCTCGACTGGCTGGGCATTCGCCAGTATCCGCGCGGATTCGATCTTCATTCAAACGATGTAGTGCCGGCCAACTATCACGCATGGCGGCATGAGCATTCACGCCTAGATGCGCTCCTCATCACTCTCTACGATGTCTACATCTTCAAGGGCTCTCAGTGGGACGATGTGGAACAAATAGCGTCTTGGGTTCCTATCGATCATTCGCCGGTTCCTCCAGATGTTGCGGCCTGGTGCCGACGTCCGAACGTGACGCCAATAGCTATGAGTCGCTTCGGTGAGGCGATGCTGAATAACGCTGGCATTGATTGCTTGTATGTTCCTCACGCTATTGAAAAGATCTTCAAGCCTACGGAGTCCATTAACGCAGGGGGTAAAGATCTAACCGGGCGCGAGTTCATGGGTATCCCTTAAGATCGTTTCGTATTCGGAATGGTCAGCGCGAACAAAGGCGCTTACCCTCCTCGCAAGGCTTTTCCAGAAACCTTCCTAGCCTTCTCTATGTTCGCTAAGCATCATGAAGATGCAGTGCTCTATATCCATACGGAGGATCGCGGAGGTATGGGAGGAATCAACCTGCGCGAACTTGCTACTGCGTGCGGGATTCTTGATCATCAGATCGTCTTCGTTGATCAGTACGTCTATCGCTCAGGCATCGGTAACGATCTCCTCGCTGCGATCTATAGCGCTATGGATTCGTTGCTGATTTGTTCGATGGGTGAAGGGTTCGGCGTTCCTCAGATTGAAGCGCAGGCCTGCGGAACGCCAGTCATCTGCACGAATGCGAGCGCATCTCCCGAGCTTCTCGGCGATGGCTGGCTAGTGGAGGGACAGCCATTCTGGGACTCTCCTCAGCGCGCTTGGATGATTACGCCTGGCATCCCGTCGATCATCGAGGCGATGGAAGCGGCTTACGCTCGGGGCCGAGGGAGATCCCAATTGGCGCAGGATTTCGTGGCGCAGTATGACGCGGATTTCGTCTTCGCTAATTATTGGCTCCCTGCGATGGAGGCACTCCGGTGATCCCGTGCATGATCGTTCCCATTCTCGCCGGGCCGGAGATCCTCTATCGGATGCTAGAGACGATTGACTACCCAATTCGTAAGCTCATCATCATTGACAATGGGGACGCGCTGAGAGCTTCCACTGGCTGGCCGGTTGAGCATGTCCAATCGACAAAGGTAATCAAGATGCCTGCGAATCTCGGGGTCGCTGGTTCATGGAATCTAGGAATCAAGGCTGATCCGTTCGCTCCATGGTGGCTCATTGCCAATTTCGATATCGAGTGGCCGGCAGGATCGTTGAGAGCGTTCTATGAGCAGGCTGGCGAGGGAATCATGCTTGCCCAGTCTCCGCAGCCGTGGAGCGCCTTTGCGCTCTCTGAGGATGCAGTGAAGCGCATCGGGCTATTCGATGAAGGATTTCATCCCGCCTACTTCGAAGATGACGACTATGAACTACGCGCGATGCTGGAAGGAGTGAAGATCACTCGCTCACAGATTCCCATCATGCATCATAATTCTTCGACGCTGAAGTTTTTCGGCGAGCGCAATAATGCAACCTATGCCAATAATGCGGATTATTGGCAGCGGAAGCGCGAGAAGCCGAATGAGGGCGGCTGGAGCCTAGAGCGAAGGCGCGTGAATTCGTGGGATTGATGGCTGAGCAATATACGGATTTCAAGCGCAGACATTCAGGCGAAACTATCTATGTTGTCGGATCTGGAGCGACACTCGACTATGTGCCGCAAGGATTCTTCAATGACAAAACGACTGTGTGCATCAATCGCTCTGGTGAGGCTTTAGGAATCCGCGAGTTTTACTCGGTCACTCACTATCACCTTGATGCTCATATCCTCGCTGACGCAAGGCCTGATCTGCCGGTGATCGTTCCGATGGTGGAGCAGGGCATCGGATACCCGGCAAAGAGTCGCCCTACTCAGCCAAATGTCTTCTTCGTTGAGACAAATCATCAGATGTACTCAGCGTTCGATACTGCTGAACATTGGCCTACGCATGACAATCATCTTGTCTGCGGTCCTACCTCGCTGCATATGGGGATGCACTTCGCAGCATATTTGGGAGCGAAGTTCATCATCCTTGCCGGCGCTGATTGCGGAATCTTGGACGGGCGCGATGCGGTGGAAGGCTACGCGCCAGGTGATCCGAAGCCTTACGCAGTCTGGGAGCAGCAGCTGCCGAAGGTGGCGAAGAAGCTTCGCTCGATGGGCGTAGGAGTGATGAGCCTGAATCCTTTCGTCAATCTCACGCTGGAGGGGCACTCATTCAAGGCTCCCTCAGTCAGCATCAATTGCTAGGAATGATTGATACGATGGCCCTGTACCTGCGGGAACGGATTTAGCATGGCGCTATATGCCAGCACTGCGCAGATAAAGGCGGCGCTGAGAATCACGGACACCGTGGACGACTCCCTACTCAATATGGCCGGGTCTGCGGCATCTGATCTCATTGACGGCTACTGCGGACGAACCTTTGGAACATCGGGAACGATTACCCGCGTC